GTGGTCCGCGTAAACCGGGTTCGGCTTGCACAGATAGGGCACGGTGATCGTGTGCCCCGCCGTATCGCTCGGCGCGGACAGGTAGAGCTGTTTGGCCGTCGCCCGGGTGATCACATAGGAATCGCCGCTGCCGAAGCCGTTGGTCTTCCCGTCGAAGAGCGCCGCGACCAGGTGCGTCGCGTCGGTCACGGACAGCACCAGGCCGTCGCTGCCGTCGGTCGTGTTGTGAACGATGTCGCGCGGATGGACGAGATTCGTCGTCGTGAACAGTTTGCTTGCATCCGTCAGGATCGCCTCCCCGTTGGATTGTGCGCCGGCGGCGCTCGTCGTCCCGGCGAGCTTTACGGGCGACGTCGCCTTGTCGATCACGGCCGCGCAGGTCGGGATCTCTTCGTTGTCGGTCAGATTTTGCTTGAAGATCGATTCGTACGGGACGATCGTCGGCCAGGAGGTATTGCTGCCGTCGTAATACTTGACGAAAAAGCGGTCCCGGCTGTTTTTCATGTAAAAGCCCAGGAAATCCGGCGGCAGGTCGTAGGCCTGTTGCGCCTCTACGGTCGTGATCGGAAAGGTCGCATGCAGGCATTTGATCTGCCGGACGTATTCGCATGCGGCCGCGTCCAGCAGGTCGTAAAGGATGCGCGGGTCCGTGTTGAAGAGCTTATGCGCCACTTCCTCGTCGAGGGCGTCCAGCATGATCCGGCAAAGCTGTTTCCCATCCATGGCGTTCTCCTTGTCGGCAAAGTCGGTTAGGCCCGTTTGCGGGTCTTTCTCTCCTCTTCCAACGCCTCATCCATGCTCATCGGTGTCGCCCGGTCCGTGGAAAAGGAGCAGGATGAAACCTCGATCCGGATGGACTTGCTATTTTCGTCGCTGGGCCCCGACCACTCGTTCGTGGCGAGTTTCTTGATCTTTCCTTTGATTGTGCAGGTCACTTCGCTTTCCAGCGTCAGCGTCCCGAAACCTTCGGGTTGAACCTTTTGCCTTCCGGGAAAATCCAGAGTGACGGTCGGCGGTTCAGGCTTGGCTTTGTCTTTCGATTTCGCTGCTGTATCGCTCATAAATCCTCCTGTTTTCATCTACCCATAGCGAGACCAGGATATCGGGAAGGCCTCGGCGTTTTGGGTAGCCATCGCAAATCCGTCTTCGGTTCCCAAAACGACAACGTAGCCGAAGGCGGTCCTGATCGTTCCGCCACCGTCCGCCTCTTCGGATGTCAGGTCGGATCCGCAGCGCGGGCAGATCTGCGGCTCCAGGTACATGCGATTGTCCTGGATAAAGATCGCGGTGCATGCGGGGCATTTGCGGACCGGAAGATCAACGATGTCACCGGACATGGCTTAAACCCTCAATTTGCCGCGGAGGCCTGCTCCGCTTTCGCCTCCTCGGCATTTGGCGCCCGGGCTTCGCTCGCGACGTCTTCGGCGATCTCATAGACATAGTCCATAAACTCGATCTTTTTCGCCTGGCCCCACCAGTCGGGGCGCTTCTCGAACCATTCCATCCAGGACTTCGGCGCGGAGATTGCCGCGCCCTTCTTCTTGCCGTTTCCGCGCCGCGTGTAGAGGATCGCGTCCACCGTCGTCAGGTCGTTTTCCAGCAACCGGAAATCCCCGGCCTCGTCCCGGCGCTTCTCCTCGATGCCTGTGAAATAGGCGATCGATTCCGCCTCGCCGGCTCGCTTCCACCAGCGCAGCGCCTGTTCCCGTTGCAGGACGTCGGCGATGACGTTGAAATCGGCGACGCTTTTCAGCGGCTGCCCGTCCTTGCGGGCGTAGCGGCCGTCGGCGTGCAGGAAAACCTCCTGGCCGTTGATGTCGATCCAGGCCCGCAGGACCTTCACGGTCCCGACCTGGCCGTCTTTGTTCTTTACATAGAGTATCTGTGCCATAATTCCCTTCCCTCCACTGGGTTAAGGACCCGCCCGCCTTGTTTGGAGGGGGGCGGGTCCGAGGTTTACTCCCCGATGATCAGGAGCTTGAGTGTCGTCGCGGCGACGGCGCCGGTGAGTTCCGTCCCGGCATTCCAGATCTCGATCGAGTGGTTGGTGCTGTCGTATGCGTACGAGTAGCCTTTCCCGAGCGCGCCCTGGACGGCCATGAAGTCGATCGCCTTGTGCAGGCCGAAAGCCCCGATCGCGGGCAGCGGGATCCCGTTGGCCGGGTAGGTCAGCGCCCCGTCCCCGAAGGCGATCGTGGCGATCACCATGTCTTTGTTTGCGCCGACGCCCGCGCAGTTGCGGTCCTGCGCATTGACGGTGACGGTGACATCCGTAGAAGCCATTTCTGCCATAAAGTGATTCTCCTTTCCGGCCGTCGCCGCGGACCGGCCAACATCGCCGGGTCGCGGCGGGCCTGGATTTTTGTTCGGTTAGGTCGTTTCGGTCATGTCGGTCAGGTTCGCCTTCGTCTCCGGCAGGTACTCGACCAGGAGGAACGGGACGACATGCCCCGCCGCGCTGGTTCCGGTGGCCTGGACCTTTACTTCAACAACGACCTCTTCGCCGGGCTTCAGCTCGGTGCCGACGGCGGCCATGTCGTACATCACCTTTCCGGCCGCGGTCGTGCCGAGGACGAAATGGGCAATGTCCGCCGCTCCGCGGGACGTATCGTCGCCCGCCGTCGGGCGCTTGTCAAAATCGACCTCCGGTGTGGTTGTTCCGCCGGCGCAGGTCTCGGTGACGACGACGCCGGCCAGCAGCACCTGGCAGCGGAACGGGATCACGAACCGGCCCACGTCCGCCGGGCTCTGGTCGCAGTCGATCCCGGCCACGTCGTCGTAGTCGATGAACAGGTGGCAGGGAAGCGCCACGGGAATATCGGATCTCAACATGGTATTTACCTCCTTGTGGGTTGTGGCGGGCCGTTTTTCGGCCCGCGGTTATCCGAAAGTTACGCCGACGCGATCTTGACGATCCGGCATTCGCGGTCGGTGGAGCTCTGGAACATCACGTCGAAGGCGACGGTGCCGTACCAGGCCACCGCCTTCCGGCGTCCGAAGTCTCCCTTGTAGTTCGGATCGACCCGCAGGTGCGGGTAATCGATCTCGATCCGGCCGACGGCATCGGCGCCGAAAACCACCGCCTCGCCAAGCACGTTGCCCGAGCCGATGGAATTCGACAGCGCCGCCTCGTGGTTCACCTCGATGCAGCGGATCGACTCCACCATGCCGATCTCCCCGCGGTACAGCAGGTCTCCCTTTTGCAGGTAGATGTTGAAGGCCATGATCACGCGGTCGTTCTTCAGCCCGCGCAGCGCCTTCGTCGCGGCCAGCATGATGTAGTGGTCGCCGGTGTAAAACGGGGTGTGGATCGTGTTGGCCAGGTAGTCGCGGATCACGCCGAGGTGGTCCTTCGTCAGGTTCACAAGCGCCGTCGTCGAAGGCGTGCCGTCCGTGTCGAACGTGCCGTTGGTCAGCGACGTCGGCTGGAAGGCGATCTTCGCATTGGTGCCCATGAAGGCCGCGGCCGCGGCCGCGTCCATTGAAAGCGCCATCTGGTCCTTCAGGGCCTTCTGCGCGCCGTCGTTGGGCGAAAGTGCGGAGAGGTCCTCGGCCAGCGAGCTGAATTCGACGCCGCGCCCCCATTCCTTGATGGTGATCGTGTAGGAGCCCATCGTGAGCTGATCGATGGGGATCCTGGTTTTTTCCTCAAGCTGCGCCGAGGTGGGCTCGGAAAGCGGCTTGTAGTACGGCATCGTCACCGTCTCGCCCATCTTCCTGCCGAACGAGGCGATTTTCTTGGTGAATGGGACGAACTTGAAATCCAGTGCGGCCAGCTTCAAAAGCTCCGCGCTCATCGCGTGGCTTTTGTAGGTGCCGGTCAATGCGTCGTAGGTCCAGGTAAATGTCTGTGAACTCATGGTTTTATGACTCCTTTCTTAAAGGCGCCGCATCTCCATGACCGAGTCCAGCGTCTCGGCCAGGCTGACGGGTCCGGCCGGCGCCGAACCTCCGCCCGCGGGGCGAAAGGCGCCGCTGCGGCCCATGGGCTGGGCGGCGCCGGGACCCGCCGGAGGCGCGGGGGGTGAACCGGTCGCTTGCGCGGCCGGAGGGGTTGCGGGTGATGCCGGCGCGGCCGGATTGGCCGACTCCCGGCGATAATTCAGCGTGCGATCGACGGCCCACCAGATCTGGTCCTTCATCGGAATCGGCGTCCCGTCCTCATTGACGGCGGGGCTCTGTTCCGCGAAGGCCCAAAACAGCGGGTCGTCTTTGGGAATTCCCAGATTCGCGCCTTCCAGCACGCTTTCGACAAATGTGCGGGTGGTCAGGAATCCGCTTGGCGACGTCTCCTCCGCCGGTGCCGTCGGGCTTCCCGGAGCGGCGGCGGGCGCGGGAGCGGCAAATCCTTCTCCCGGCGTATTTTGTCCCGGCGCGGCGGAAAATCGGCGAATCTCCAGGTTTGCCCTGGCCCAGCATTCCGCGGCCTTGTCGGTATAGGCAGGGTCGTCCGGGTTGAGATCGTTGATCTCCGCCAGGGCCTGCTTGTTCCGTTCGGTCGCGAATTCCAGAAACTTCCGGTCTTCCGTCGCCGCGGCCTCCCTGCGCCGCTGCTCGGTCCGGATCGATTCCCGCTCCGCTTCCAGGGCCTTGAGTCTTTGCTCGGCCTTGGTTTTCTCCGCCTGGAGAAGCCGATAACTTTTGTCGGCGTCCTCCAGCGTCTTGAACCGGTAGTCGCCGCGGGGGGGTTCTTTCCCCTTCCCATCGGGTTCCGGCGGCGCAACGGCCGGTTGCGGTGCGGCTGGGGGCACTTCGGCGGGTTTGGCCGCCGCGGCGGGATTCTCCGCCGGGTCCGCTTCGGGCGTCCCGGGCGTTTCCCCGGGGTGTCCGACGATGACAGGCCCCGTTGCATCGGACTCGGGTTCGGCGGCGCCGGCAAATACGGCCCGCCCGTCCTGCATGATCCGATCGAGGTCGGGGGTGTTCTGCATTTCCTCTGCTTTGTTCTTCTCCATGTTCTCTTCCCTCCTTTGACGGCGTGGTCCCGGTTCCCGGGGGCCGTTTATCTGCAATGCTTCACTCCTTCGCCAAAAGAAAGGGCGCATGGCTATCTGCGGGCTGCGCAGCCATGCGCCCTGTTCTTTCTTTTGGCTGGGCCTTCTGATCAGGAAGGCCGTCCGGTTTGCTTCTTAAAGATCCTGGCCCAGTCGGGCCGCGACGATCCTTTTCATCGCCTCGCGTCCGATCCGGTCCTTGTTCCCCATCTCCTTCAAGACGTTCACATAGGCGGTCGCCTCGGGATCGGAAGAGACCAATTGCTCAATCCGGGCGTCGAGGCGCTCCCCGATCAGCTTGACCAGGAGCTGCCCGGCATCGGATTGCACCAGACCCGCCAGTTCCGCCTGGCGCTTGAGGCCGTCCTGCTCGATCTTCTCCCGAATAGCCTCGTCCGCCTTCCGCTTCAGCTCCACCGGCCTCCCGGTCACAATGTCGATATCCGCGCCCTTAGCCTGCATTCGCCCCTCCGGCGGCCTTCGCCGTCTGTTCGGCGGCCTTCGCCTGCTTGATCTTGTGGACCATCTCCAGCGCGTCGAGCAATGTCTGCATCTCTGCCGTTTTGCTCTGCTGCTCGGCCGCCTTCTCCTGGTTTTTCGATCCCTTGAGCTTCAGCATCATCTCCAGCGCGGCCATCGTCTCTTCCGTTTCCGCCGTCTTCGCGTCCGCCTCCTGGTCGGCCCGGCCGCGCTCCGCCTCGATCTTGAGCATGCTCTGGGCCTCGTCCTCGGTGACGAAGACCCCCTCGTCCTTGATGTTCGTGCGCTCCTCGATCGCGCGCAGGATCTCGTAGGGCTTGATGTACTGCGCAAACCGGGGATTGGTCGCCAGCGGAATGATCAGGTTTTTCAGCGCGTCCATCACCTCGTTTTCCTTCATCAGGCTCTGGATGCCGCTCACATGGAACGATCCGTCCATCGGCGGCAGGCCGGAAACCTTGCCTGTTGCCGGGTCCGTGCCGATGCCGTACTTCTGCAAATCTTCGTCGGAAAACACGGTTTGAAGATCTTGCAGCGTGATGTTTTCGCTGATCAGGTCCGCGCCGGCCATGATCGCCGTGATCGCGCCGTATTCGATATTCTCGCCCATCAGCGAAAAGACGCCCAGCGCCTGGTCCAGGTTCTGCGCCGCCTCGCGGAACGTCATGTCCTGCCGGTATCCGGGCAGCCCCTGAACGGCGTCATTCACCATCGTCCCGCGCTGGTAGTTCTGGTCGTGATACTGCATGTTGGCCAGGACCTCGTTGGTAATGCTGCGCCGGTCCACCGTCCGGACCGCCTGCTGGCCGTTGACGGTTTCGCGAACCAGGTATTCCTTGCCCGGCCAGCTCTCCGCGTCGTCGGGGTTCACCAATGCCTCGGCGATGATCTCGATCATCGGATTGACGAGCCAGGCCAGGTTGTCGGAGTGCATGCACATCAGGTTGCACATCGCCTCCCAGATGCTCAGCACGCCCTCCAGAAGGCCGCGGCCGTTGAACGTCAGCAGGTCCGGGAGCGGCGAAAACGCGATCCCCGGCCAGCGGATATGCGGATAGCTCACGGCCCGCGGCGGCTGGATGATCCGCCCGCCGGCATCGGTGAAGGTCGCCGACGGCAGCAGGACGTTCCCCTGCCTGTCCAGAACGACGCCCCAGTATTCCGAAGTCAGGATCATGCTGCGGTAGTTCGACCGCTCCCAGATCATTGCCTTGCGGGCGGCGATCGCCTCCTTGGTCAGAAACGGGTTGTTCGGGTCTTCCCCGGTCAGGTTCTTCACCTGCTCCACGCCCCGGTACTGCCCGTTTTTCTGGCCTTCCAGCAATACGAAGTAATCCAGCCATTCCTGGTGGACCCAGTACATTCCCGACTGGCAGTCCCGCGGCATCGCGTCCGGGTCCCGGTGGATCTTCCACGGCTCGGTCAGGACATACTCCAGCCCTCTCCCGGGGATGTAGCGGGTGATCATCTCCATGCTGGTCCCGATCGCCAGCCCCATCGTCGTCGCGTCGGTGAACCGCAGGCCAAACTGCGCATGCTGCTCGTTGAGCTGCACGTCCAGCAGCTCTTTCCAGAATTCGCCGGCGCCCGGTTTGGTCGTGTTGGTCACGGTGAGGAACTTTGGCGTAAAGGCTTTCTTGACGGCGCTCGCGCCATACTGCACGGTCGCAAACGGCCGCGGAACGACGATCCGGCTCTGCCAGGCGGCCTTCTTCTGATAGTTGACCGGCTCGTCTTCCTTGTAGACCCGGTAGCAATGGCTCTGGATCTCGCGAATCGTCTCCATGGCCGTGACGGATGTCTTGATGCAGTCCGCCAGATAGTCGGTGAAATGCTTTTCGTCCTCGCCGAAATAGGCCTGCGCGGCCGCTTCGCGCTCGCTCAGCTCCTGCTCGTCCATGACCGGGCCGCCGTTCTGGACGGATTCCATCCGCCGGCGGATCTCGGCCGCGCGCTGAAGCAGCTCTTCGGTGGGATCGGTTGCAAACTCAATGGCCATCTCATTGCCCCTTGTTCTTGAAATACTTCACACGG